TTAGCGTCCGGATTCCTTGTCTGCTACAATACGGCGTAGGCTACTAGAACTGAAACGATGATCGCGTTTATTAAAATGTAGTTCTATGCCACGCTTTTTACAAATATCACGTCCGGTAAAATCTTTATTGCGATATTCTTCTCCAAGTATGCGAATGTCAATTGGGTATGCTTCGAGAATATCTTCTAAGTCACCTTCGGTAGCATATGGAACAATTTCATCCACGTAACTTACAGCAGCGAGTTGAATATATCGCTCAACAACGCTTTGCACTGGTTCATTCTTTTCAGGACGATCTATGCGTGGATTGAATTGCAATCCAACAATTAAATAATCACACACTGACTTAGCTTCGCGAAGCATCATAATGTGCCCTGCGTGAAGTAAGTCAAATGTGCTAGCAGTGAATCCTACTGTCATAGATTATACAATCTGAACCCAATGTAAATCATTCCAGAAAATATTGTAATTGGAATTAACCAGTCAATAATTTCCAAAAGTTTGTTATACATATTAGAATCCGTCTACGTTAAAGTCTACGTCTTCAAATTGAGAGATCGAAAAATAGTCCGCAAAAGAATCGTACTGATCCCAGTCTTCCTGCATTTTAGATTCAACTTCGCTGTAATAACGTGCTGCATCATTTGAATCTACTTCACCGTCAAAATCAAAATCAAAGTCGTTCATGTGTGACTCCTGTTTGGTTGTTAAACAATGTGTGTAGTATAGAAAATTACCGATTGTGTGTCAACCGGTTTTCTATAAAAATTTTTTATGGATCGCAAGATTCTTCTAATTCGCGAGTTTCAAACTCCAAATAACGTGCTTCTTGAACGATATCATCTAATTCGTAGCAGTTGTCAACTTTATTAGATTTTGATAATTCAATAATTTTTTTGGCTAAACAACGAGCTTTTTTAATAATTAACTCATTTTCGTGAAGCATAACATTACTCCTTATTCAAAGTTTGAATATAACGATCTAAATACCAGCGTGCTTTTTCTAGTTCTTGAACTGTAGCATCTTTTTTGCCTGCTCGCAAGACATATTTTACTACATTGCCTAAGTGAAAACCTAGTTTAAAATCTTCAATAATATCAATTACTTCAAACTTATTACCCTGATAATGGTCAGGATGATCAACCATTTCTTTTTTGTTACTCATAAAGAATATTTTATATGTTTTTTAATTGTTTGTCAACGTGTTTCGGTGATTTCAAGAATTAAATCAGTATATCCACGTAAAAGTCTGTGATATATTTCTCGAGGAACAAGAACGATTTCTCCTTCTTGTAGATCTTGTGGGAGTTCGTTATCAAACTGAAACTGCCATCCTTTTCCTCGAACAACTTTGATTTTTCGATTGTGTTCGTCTCTGTGCCAGATTAGATCACCAATTGGAACATCGGCACGGAAACGCCTTGTAATAATGTTTCCATACCGTTCCTCGGTGTAGGGTTTACCAATATCCTGATCCGCCACCAGAAAGCCCTAAACTTTTAGCATATCTAAAAATTTTATAATAGCTGTCACTGCCAACACGGTAAACTTTGCCTAGTGGAGTATTAGTTTCTGCACTGTGCTCAATGCCTTTGAATAAGTTTACATAATCTGAGAATTTCATATCAATATTTATGTGAGGAAGTTATAAAGAAGAATGCTTGCACCTAGCACAGTCATTACTAAATTGGTGATGATAAGAGGTTTGTCCTTCATACGTAAGGAAGCCCAACTCCAAAGCACCCCTCCGCTTACTTGTACAATGGGCCCAAGAGGATAAACGTTTGCTGCATTTAGTGCAACACTAACAATAAGTGTTACTGTTGCTGCCCATTTAATCTTTTCGAGTTTGCTCATTGTTGATGCGATCGTTAAGTTCGTTCATTTGCTCAACTGGGGTTTTTTCTTTATTTTTGTTTCCAAAAATACGTTCCCAATTATCTTCGTATGCTTTTTGATCTGCACCTTTTCTTGGTGCAGAGCCCTTGCCGCCGTGCCACGCACTCATGGATGAAACCTCAACCAATAGCCTAGTAAAAGCCCTGCAATAATTGAAAGATAAATTTCTAGTGTCATAGTGAATCCGTAAATTCAGATGTGTCGTAGTCTAAATCATAACGTCCAGTAATAAACCATTCTCTTGGAACAGCCCATTCTGGTGCGTCTGAGTAGTCATAGTTAGCCACTTCGTTATTTTCATTTGGATCGTTGTTTTCATTACTCATAACGGTATTTAGTTGCTAACAGGACGATCCCAATTTCCATTTCCGGACCATTGAAATTCAAAGTCTGCTGTGCTACTTAGTGGTCGGCAATATGTTCCGGCTAATTTATTATAAAATGCTGCATTCCAAAATCCATCTTTATTAATTTGAAATCTGTATTCCGCCCAAAAATCCCCACACTCGCGTGACATATATTTAAAGTCACCATATATTGGTCTATCTAACTCCGGATCAAATTTCAGTACAAGTTCAAACTCTCCCATTGCTAACCATAATACACGCAGCAATGGCCATACTTCATTTACTACAGAATCAGCAATTGGGTTAATGTCTGGTTTAATAATGTTAAAATCAAACTCTAATTCGTACGGAATTTCGTCAACCCAATTGTTTGGATCGTAGTTTAATTCATAATGAGGCAAGAATCCTTGCTGTTCGCCGCGTTTGCCGTCGTGTTGTGGAATAACATTATGTAAACGATAATGGTTCTGTAATACGTAAACCATTTTAAAACGCATTAAGCGATGCAATATAGTGTTTTTATAATCTTTAGTGATCCACCAACCGCCAAATGCACCAGGATCTTTGTGTATATTAAAACGGTCTGGGTCACGTCCAATAGGCGAGTCGTGCTCAACTACACACATAGTAGTGCCCATGTTGTCTACTCCTAAATTACGTAAACGCCACATAAGTGTTAGCGTCTGCGCAAAGTCAACTGGTTCTTCTCCGGGAAACCCAACAAACCAACTTGTAGTTGTAGTGTAAGAACCAAGTTCTGCTAAATCACGAAAGTTCTGTTCTACTTCTGCCGCCGTGACTTTTTTATCGATTAATTTTACTACTTTGTCGCTACCTGATTCCACGCCCATTTGCATTATGCGTAACCCACTATCTAATAGTGTTTTAAGGTAATCTTTATCCATGCGTCCATCATTGCGAGCGTAACCCATCCAACTTATATTGATTTTTCTATCAATTAGCCCTTGCGCAAATGTGCGTAACTCTTTAAGGTTTCCGTTTACTAAACTGTCAATGAACCATACAGATCGTATGCCGTATGTTTTATAATTGTATTCAACTTCGTCAATAACATTACCAGCAACTCTCCCACGATATCGCCAAAATGTTGGTTCTGTACAGAATGTACATTTAGCAATACAGCCGCGACTTACTTCGCTAGCAACTCCTTCAAACTCATAATCGTTAATATCAAAATCACGATAATCAGCCCAAGGTAGGCTGTCTAGATCGATACGAATTGATTTGTCGTGTTCTAAGAAACGTTCTGATGGTAAAACACCATTTTCAAAATCATCTAAGAATTTAGAAAATATCATTTCGCCTTCGCCAACTGCTACGTAATCGATATTATCAAAATCTTTTTCTCCTCGGAAAACTGACCTTGCTTCAGGGCCGCCGATAATAATTTTTGTATTAGGAAGTAGTTCTCGGATACGTTTAGTTACTAGCTTTAACGATTCGCCATTGGTATAATACGTAGTAAAACCGATTATATTTGGGTTAAATTCTACTAATTCATTTAAGAACTTTTCGATTACAGGTTCTATGTTAGGGCGAATATCTTTTTCAAAATATTCCTGGTTGCTCCATTTCCAATCGTTATGCCAGTGCCATAGATTTTTATCGTGTTGATAACATTTAATATTAATGTCCCAGCAACGAGTTTCGTAACCTGATACTCTTGATAATCCAGCTAATCTAGCAATGCCATACGGAGCAACTTGCGGTCCCCACATCGGCATTGACGCAAATGCTACACGTGTTTTTCGTGTTGCTTGATGTACTGGAATTGGAGTTAAGTTACTTTGTAAAGGGCGTGTGTGCTTTTCAAGTTGTTTCTTGAAAATACGAGCCATTTCAACGTGTACATCCATTTCGGTTTCAAAGTCGACTGATTTGGAGTTTGAAACGGTCTCGACACGAAATGGAAATTTATCAGACATTGTTTATTGTTTAACGCAAGTGCCTATTTTTATAGCGGAACCTCTTGCTCCTCCGCTAGGTTGGGGGTTGTTTGGTGCCCAGGGGGAACCGGTTGTTTGGTGCGGATGGAGGGACTCGAACCCCCACGCCTTTCGGCACGAGTACCTAAAACTCGCAT